CAAAGTGCGGTTAGTTTTAGTTAAGACCTATTAGATTACGATTTGACCGTTTTCTTTCAGATAAGCATAAATTCGCTCTAATTCAATCTGCTCTGTCGTTTTGCCGATATCATCTTTGGTTAATGACTTGCTCATTAGCTCTTTAGCTGCCACAGCATCAATCCATTTATACTCAGAGATGATAGGTGTAAAGTTAGTTACTGAGCCGTCACTATCCTCGCCTGTACCTAATACATACTTAGCATTAATTGAGCCGTCCTCTTGTTTTGAGTACGTAGCAATAGCTGAGTACATTGGGTTTAATATTTTGTTAAATGTTGTCATATTTCGCTCCTAAAGCTGTGTCATTGTTGTAGTGTTTGATACTGCGTATGCAGCGATGCAGATTTTTGGGGCTCCACCGCTAATATCGAAAAACTCTGGCGGCGGGTTTTCATCGTGGTGCGTATATAAATATCTGAGTGATTGATTAGCCTCGACCGTAAATGTTTTGTGTGAATTAACGATGAAGAAAATTCGCTTGACCGGTGCGGCGGATATATTTATCAACGATTGATAAAAACTAATAGTTTTATAAACCCTAGCAATAAACACCTCGCACAAATTGCCACCTACCAACTGATTAACCTCTAACGTGCCACTAAATTTACCAGTTACACCCTCTAGTCTAGCGCCTTTTATCGTGCCACCGTTGATATTTGTACCGTTTATTGTCGTACCTGTAATCGTGCCGCCTGAGATATTATTACCGTTGATATTGTTACCATGGATATTAGTCCCTGTAATATCACCAGCATTAATTCTCCCGATATTAGAGCTAATGGCAGATAAGCTAGTTACATTTAACTTATCCGCAGTAAGTGACCGTGTAGCAATGTGAGTTGCTCCAATGCTACCTGCTGCAACATGTTTCGCAGCTACTGCGCCTGTTGCAATCTCATTGGCCGTAATGCTATCAGCCGCCATTTGTTGAGTGGTGATTGATTTGGTAACAATCGACCCACCATGAATAGCAGTTACACCAGCATTTTGCCAAGGGCTAGGTTGAGTTGTGTATTCGGTGCACTCCTCGAGCATTGGTCGAGACACGTAGTAGGCCGCATGAGTTTTATCCCTTGAGAAATGATTAACTCTTATTAAAAGTAGTATTTTCCCAGTTGCAGGTGCTTTAAACTTAACAAAGGCTCGCCCTGCGTTTTGGCTTAGTCCATCCTGAAACCACCCACTATGAGCCGACATAAAGTTAGATGGTTTGTTGTGGATATTTTCATCGCCAGCTGTCATTGATTGCGCTAAAAGTCCTTGATAGCTCAATCCATCCGCATCATAGCTTTCGATAACCAATTCGCCAGCACAATTAAAACCCCCAACATAAACGCTTGCCATATACCACTTGTTAGCCACCACATTAACAAATTGTCTTGATACATCAAGCCAAGCGCCTTTATCTATAAGGGTGTTAAACTGCTGTGATGTGCCGTTAATTGCGATTAGCCTCCAAGCTTCGTTTTTCTCACCTTTTGGAAAATACTGGTTTTTATTATACGTACGCTCAAATGCCGACGGTACTGGACATCCCGCCCAATCTCCACCAGTCGCACCAAACCCAAACCAACCATAACCGTTATTGTCAAATATTGGGTTGTATAATAGGTTTCCGCCAAGCCCAATAGCCATTTTGTCAGCAGTAATCTGCCCTGCCGCCATGTGTTCAGCTCGCACCGCTCCAGCCTGTAACGCACCCGCTCCGATTGTATTCGCTCCAATCTGATTAGCTTGTAGAGTGCCAACTAATTGAGTTGTCTTAATCTGGACGCCGTTTATATCAATTCCGTTTTCAAGGTATTTACTACCGTTCCACGTGTACAACTTGCCGTCTGCGGTGTTATATACCTGTTTGTGTCCTTGATATTCGCCGGTATTTAAACCATTAACCGTTTTAATTAAATCAAGGTTACGAGCTGGTAGAGCTGTATCAATGACTTCGTTAACGATGTTTTGAGAGAGTTTTTTGTTTAAAACTTCAAGCTCTGCATCAATATCTACCGCACTTTCGCCACGTAGTCCGCTTTGTTGGCTAAATGGGCCAACGTTTACGCCTCGAGTATGTCTTAGCCAGTAATATCTAACCTGTTTCGCTCCAACCTCGTGCGAGTACATTTTCGCAGTAACTCTTGTTAAACGTGTGGCGGTTTTGATATCGTCCGTCTCACTAACAAAAATCTCTGTCGCTGTAGCATCATTAATCCAATCCCACTCAAGTGTAATATTGCCTAGTCCGCCTGTTACTCTTACGCCTGTCGGTGCTGGAGGTTTGTCAATGACAAAGGTTTGCGTTCTTTCGCTTAAGACTTGCCCTCGTTCATTTTTAACCAAGATTACAACGGTGTATTCGCCATTTTCCAAGCTGTCTAAGTTTAGATTTGGTGAGGTTTGACCTAATCGTATATCGTACAATGCACCGTCTTTGTAGATGCGAAAATCATACTTAATAACACCGTTACCGCCTGTTACATCGCCAGCAAATGAAACACTACCATCGGAATTAACCGTTACACCGATATTGCTTACCTGTGGTGCAGCAAGGATTGATGTTGCTTTTGGCTCAAACTTCGCACCGTTATCAACAATCGCCTCTTTCTGTGGTTCGTGCTGTAAGGCTGTAATGGTATATTTGCCTTTGCTTTCCTCTTTTACAGATAGAGCCTTAAACAATTGGCTTGTTACCTGTTGAGTGCTTAACGACCATACACCGTAAGCCTCTAGTCCTGCTGGTTCTTGGTCTAAAGTAACTTCGGCACCATTTACAGATACAATCTTAATATCTTGGTGTTTGGCTTGAGCGTTGATGTAGCTAAAGTAACTATTGCCATTAACTGAGATTTCTCGGTCTAGGGTAACTTTTTTACCGTTTACCGATAAAACCCGACCGCCAACATTGGTGCCTGCGTAATGCGTATCAGCGACTTTGATAATATCGCCTGGCACATGCATTAAGCCTTCTACACCCACTGTAAAAGTGACAGTTTTGGTTTCCAGTTTTTCGGTTTGTAACAGCCATAAACCTGTGCGGTGTGCTTGGCCTCGAGAGGTGCAACCAAAGGCGGTTATTTTCTTAACGTTTAAGCCATTTCTGCGGATTGATTCATCATCAGAAACGTATTCAATCGCCTTTTCATAACCGTTATCCTTGTCTGCGTATTCGACTTGGATAGCATTGTGACGGGCTTTCTTGGCTGAAAAAGTATAATTAAACTCGCCTTTCTCTACGTTTGCGTTAGTGTATGTCCAAACTGGATCTGACGGTCTATCCATTACAACCGTTAGCTGCTGACCGTTCCAGACTGGCATAGCTCTAAAAATTGAGCAAATATCATTAATCACATCATACGCAGAGCGCTGTTCAGTTAGCCAAGCATTACAAGTAAATCTTGGCTCTTGACCGCCGAAACCATCAGGGACTAATTGGTCACAATATTGTGAGACTTGATACAATGCCCATCTATCCGCTCCGAATTCGCCCAATCTATTGCCTAATCCGTAACGTTTACTTGTGACAACGTCATATAAAATCCAAGCTGGATTATCGGTCCAGTCAGTTTTAAAAGTACCATCCCACATACCAGTGTATTTACGAGTTCGCGTGTCGTAATTGCTCGGCACTTTTACTCTCAGGCCTAATAAGTCATAGGTGCGAGCAGGGATGTTGCTAAAATACTCAGAGTCAAACTTAACCCCGATTAAGGCTGTGTTTGGATAAGTAAACTCCGTGTCGATAATCTCGGTGTAGCTTGACCAAACTGTATTGTTTTGTAGTCTTTGAGACTTACTGCCCTCAGTTACTCGCTCAACCTTAACGGTAAACGGAACTGGAGGTAGATTGTCAAAAGTGTGTTGCTGTAAATATTGAGAGCTATATTTACCGCTTATCGAAACTGGATAAGATTGAGAGCCGATAGTAATAACAAGCTCTACTGTTGTTCCGTTTGTGTCGCCATTTTCAGCCTGGCTAAAGAGAGATTGGACGCCAATGGTTAAACGTAATCGAGATACCTTGCTATCTGTAACGGTTCGAGTAATTGGTAAATTATTTCTAACCTGAGTTCCAACGCTGACCTCTTTTTCCGAGGTATTAAAACCAGCGATTACATCCTGAACTTGGCTACCTACTCGCCCCTCTAATTGGACGTTGTTAAAGTTATAAGAGCCGTCTTTGTTCTGGACTGGAGTATTATCAAAATAGACGGATTTCATGCCATCGGCTAAACCCTCAACCTCACCCTCAGAAATAACTTCAACAATTTTTACGAGTTGCTTACTTCGGCTTGTTTCTTTGGCCTCAACAGGCGTATGACCGCCACTGCCACCTTTACCCATTGCCTAACTCCTATTTCTAAATCTTGGTACTATCTTGCCTTTCTTCTCTTCTGGCGGTTGTCGCTCAATATCCATCGTCTCAACGCCTTGAGAGATAATTAGTGAGCCAACTCTAATCCGTCCATAAGCAAGCGGCATTGGACGACCTTGAGCCGCCATATTTGATAAATTAGAAAAGCTAGTTGATTGTTTCCTTTCGGCATCTTTACCGGTTGACATTGACGGCATTTTGGTGAGCATTTGAGCCACACCACCAGCGATTAAACCGATACCACCAGCGATTAACGCTGCACCGCCAGCCCAAGAAGTAAATACACCAACAACAACCATTACCGCCCCTACTATCGTTTGAAATAAGCCTGCTTTCTTTGATCCTTTCAAAACTTGCGTAAAATGGACGGTCGAATCGTCTTTTAAGTGCTGGTTTAATCCTTGCTCAAGATAGCGATTATCTAAATACTCTCGTCCAACTCTCACGGTAAACAAGCCTTGCTGGATAAATTGTCTTAACTTTGGAATTTGACTGGTGAGAGCCTGAACGACTTCGGCTGGCGTTTTGCAATCTAGCCTAAATTTAGTTCCAAACTGTTTAAGGCTACCGTAAAATCTAACGTTGACCATTCTCTATATCTCCAAATGCTGTGAGTGTGTTTAAGCCAGTAACCATCGTATAAATCACGCTTAGATAGGCGTTTTGGTGCGTGGTGCAATACCATTTGCTCACCTACATAAATCGCAGCGTGATTAGGCACATTCGCCCCAACACTAATCAAAATCACATCACCGATTTGAGGTTCTTTAACCTGCTTAAACTCTTGTTTCTCGATGTTGTCCAAGTAAAGGTTTAAACCATCTTCCCACCAGTAATCAGGGCGTTCGAAATTAGGCAATTCACAACCCGACAAGCGGTAAAAGTCTCTGAATAGCGTGTAGCAATCCATTTCGCCATGATTAAACTCACGACCGATTAAAAATGGGATTTTTGGGGAAATATGAATTTGCTCATCACATACCAACCAAAAATCTAATTGGCTGTAGAGTTGAGTTTGTAAGTCTGATTGAGAAAGTTTTGGCTCACCTTGTGGGTGTGAGTGAACCAATGCCACAATCTCGCCTTTCTCACTTGCCGCAATGTAATCTTCTGGCGTAATCTCAAAGTGATTTTCCTTATCTTCCGCCACGTTTTCGCAAGGTATAAAGACTTTTCCACCACCTACTAAAACAACAAAACCACAGCTTTCCTGTGGTTCTTTTGATTTCGAGTAACAAATTATTTCATTGTGTAGCTTTCCGTCCATCGCTTACCCCAATTTATCAACGCTAACAAATCCACCATAATTGTGCGTGTTGTTTCTTAACTTACAGCCAGTCAATAAACCACTGCATTTATCCTTTTTCGGGTCGGTTGTCGGCTGGTCCTTTTCATCCGCCACCGCTCGCCCTGTATAACCGCACTCAACGCCACGATACAGCCAATTACAAGTAGAGGTGATCATTCGTCCGATTAATGCGTTATCGGTCTCTGACGGTAAAGCGAGAGTAAATTGAGCTACGTCTCGATTAAGCGAGGATAATTGCTCAATCAGAAAATAACTCAATACTTCCTGTGATGGGTCGGCTTGTTTGTTACCGCCCTCAAAATTCACGGCATCGAGATAGTGCATATAGACTAATCTTCGTCTAATGACACCGCCTAAACACTGTTCAAATCGATTACAAAGTGCGGTAATAAACCCACCAACATTACCAAGTGTTAATGTCGGTCGATTGCTTGGGCCACTGCCTGACATTTCAAAACCATCTGCTTTTACAGCAAATGGTTCATAAGTCTTGCCTTGCCATACGATGGATTGAGACTTTTCATTTTTGCCAGCATAAAAACGATAAAGCTCGCCATTCATGCCGTCATTATCTTTTAATCCTCGCAAATCCACTTCAAATAGCTCGATTAGTGCGTTTTGCTCCAGCTTGGCTAGGTCTAACTTTAATTTATTGCTAATTAGTTGTGGCATTATGGCACCTCAACAAAATCGCAAGTGAACTCGGTAAAGTTTAAATCCATCTTAGCCGGCCACTTACTGCAAACAGCTTTGATATTCTTGCCAGTAAACGGGTCCTTAAAAAGAAAAGGATGAACTCCTTTGTGTCTTTTAAAGAATTCATCGACTTCTAAGCGTTCTTTGTTTTTAACCTTAACCGATACAGAATAAGAACGGAGTAAACTATTAATGCCTTGTAGCTGGCGTTGAGTATATCCATCGCCAAATTCAATAGCGTTTACTGTCGGCTCATTATCAATCTGAAAATCAGGTCTAATACACCATTTAAATGTTTCCATATTTACCCCTAAGTAAATACGCCACCAGAACGCATATTATTTGAAATAATACCGTTAGTTTCGTTTCGTGCTATTTGACGGATTAGCTCTACTGTAATTTCTGTTTCACCGTTACGCTGTCTTTGCTCAACGCTTGCATTAACTGGCTCGCCATTATTAATCACTTTAACAGAAATACTACCGCCTGCCATTGGCCTATAGCCGGTTGACGGAATGGAGCCTACTGCTCCACCTGTGGCATATCCACGACCATAATTAAGATGGTTAAGAAAGCCAATCCCCAATCTCGATGTTGCTTCTTTAGTGATAACGTACTCGCCACGATGAACCACGCCAGCAGGTGTATATTTGCCACCATCGCCAGTATAACCACCACTAGCAAAACCAACATAGCCACCATCGGAATAACCAAAGGCACTTGCGGCCGACTTAATGGCGTTAAAAATCATCATCTTCACAATCATTGATGAAATATCTTTTAAGATTGATTGAGCTAATGAGCGGAAGTCTGCTTTGCCTGTTACAACAAAGTCAGTTAAAGCATCAGACATCCCATTGAAAGCGTTTTGAGTGATTTGAGAGATATTTCCAGCCACGTCACCAACAGTGTCTTGAATTTGGTTTACACCGTCTTTAATGCCAGCTATTGGATCTGATTTTCTCTGATTTTCAGTTTCCTGAATAACCGCTCTACGCTCTTTCAGTTTTGCAATTTCTTCATCGAGCTTAGCGATGTTTTCTTGCGACATTCCGATCTTCAATCGAGCTGCCTCAAGGTCTAATTGATGATTGTATTGGATTAATTCTTGCTCTTGTCTTGTTTTGCCAAGCAGTTCAAGCTCAAATTCCATTTCTCGCAGTTTTTCGCCGTTATCAAAGGCGAATTGTGCGATAGCTACGCTCTGTTGTGCTGCATCAATTTGAGCCGCCATATCTTTCAGTTTAGCCAAACCATCAGCACCAAAATGAGCGTATTTCTCGCCATTTGTTGCGATGTCTTGAGTGATTTTGTTAAGCTCCTGATATTGGCTGACTTGACCGAATACAGAAATATCTTGAGTGTTAGCTCGAATTTCTGAAAGTCTGCGCTCCATTTCGCTTAGTTGATCTGTGAACTGCTTCACATAATCAACTTTAGAACCGCCTGATTTTTTAGCTTTTTTAGCCGCCTTAGCTTCAGCTTGAGAGCCCAATAAAGCAAAGTTACTATCAACCACCGCAGAAAAATCAGCGGAATCTTTTTCAAAACCGCTATTTAATGCGTTATCTTCCGCTTGTAGTCTGCGTTTCTTGGTTGGGTCTTTCTCTTTATTGATCGCAATTTGGCGATTGTTTCGCTCGATTAACTTTGTCGCCTTATCGCTTAAAGCATTTTGAACACTAAGCCCCAAGGCGTTAAATTGACTAGCTACCAAGATAGCCATTGCCCCCATACGCTCAACGGCACTTGTAATAGATACAGCGCCACTTTCAGCACTTGGGAATATGCGGTTTAAATCATCGAGAGAAAAGCCGATGTTGTCGATGTTAACCTTAGATATATCCAAGGTCGGCAATAGACTTCTTAATTTATCGTGAAATTCAGCAACGGGAACCTGTCCAATGATTGTTTTTAAGTCATCTTCTGACTTGGTGAGCTTTTCGTTCGCTTTCGCTAATTCGGCTTTTTTAATCGCCAAATCTTGGGTTGCTTTTGCTAACGCCTCTAGATATGCCGAATCTTCAGCTTTTCCGCTTTGCTGTGCGATTTGTTTGCCTTGTTCGAATATTCTGTTGAGCTTTTCATACTCTTCTTCTAATCGCTTAATTTCATCCTTTTGTGCGGTGATTGATTGCTCTAACTTAGCTTTCATCCCATCAAGAACTGCGGCAGATGTATTGGCTAATTTGCCAGTCGTTACGTCAAGCGAATCGGCAAAAGATAACAGCTCTTGTCTAGCGGATTCTGTTTTTTGCTGATAATCAAGGAATACACCAACGCCAGCAGATAAGCCGAGAGTTAATAAGCCAAGCGGGCCACCAACAAAACCTAACGCACCGCCAAGCCCTTTTCCTGTTGCGGTTAAAGCTTGTTGTGCGGCAGTGAGATTTCTTGTTGCTGCGGCTTGAGCAGACATAGCAGCAGAGGCTTGAATGCTTGCTGCAATCCAAGTGCGAATTTTCCCAACACTCCAAATTACACCTGCACCCGCTGCAAGGCTCGCCACTACGGTTAAGTGATTGGCGATTTCGTTTATAGCCTTAGCAAATGCCTCGCTCGCTCCAGTGGATTTATCTAATTCACCAATCCATTTGATTGTAGAAGTATTTAGATTTTCAAAGGCTGCGGAAATGGTAAGGATTCGAGTGTTAAACTGGTCATCAACGGATTCTTTTGCTCGATCTAGCGCTGGAACGAGAACGTCCATCGTCAGTTTGCCCTCTTTCGCCATATTGCGAAGTTCGCCAGTGGTAACGCCTAAACCTGTTGCAATCGCTTTGGCTAACGCAGGGGTCTGCTCCATTACAGAGTTAAATTCATCACCCCGTAAAATCCCACTCCCTAACGCTTGCCCGAACTGTGTCAATGCCGCATCTGCTGCACCTGCACTTGCACCAGATACCGCAACCGCTTTAGATACCGTTTCGGTTAAACTGGCAATCTGTGCCTGACTAATCTTTAATGTTTCGGCATTTTGAGCAAATCGTTGATAAACCCCAGAAGTCGCATTAATGCTTTGGTTAGTCTTTAATGCAATATCGAAAACGTTGTTTAAGCCTTTCGAGCTACTGATTGACGCACTTTCAACTAATCGAAGTTTATTTTGGATTTCCGTATATCCATCCGCAAAACCTTTTAATTGATTTACGCCAAAACCAGCTATACCAGCTTTGAAAAGGTTCGCAGATACACGATTAAGCGAATTCATCGACCGCTCAATATTATTTAATTGTTTTGTAGTGGTATCACTGAAACGCTTTACCCTGCCTTGTGCGTTATTGATACCACTTTGGAATTTAACCTGATCTAACTCAAGCTGAATTCCTAAGTGTCCTAATAAGCCTGCCATTTTTACTCCGTTATCTATTTGCTAAGTAATCGGCTGAACCGTCATCAAACTCTTCTTCTTTCTTTTCTTTGTAGAAAGGCATAAAGTCTGAAAGCTCTGGCGGTTTGCCTTTCGGATCACGATTAACCATTGCCAAAACGTGCGAGATTTGAGCCGAGCGATAATCATCACGCCACAATCCGAACGGCTGTTCTTCATAAAACAGTCGATACTCTTGTAAATGGCTTTCTGGCATCTGCTCAATTTCTTCCAGTGTTCTTCCGAGAGAAAGCGACAGGTTTATTTGGAACTTTCTTCGGCTGGTGAGTTTTTTGGTTCACCGTCCATAATGGCTTGGTTAAGTTGCTCAATGACAGCTTTATCAAGTTGAGATAATGCCTCTAAATCGTTTTCATCTTCGGCATTAAATAGATTTTCACCGTGTTCATCACATAAACGCATTGCGATTGTGCGGGTTAATTTATGCTTGTCGTAAACTTTGGCTAATTGCTTGGTTAATGTATCTTCATCTCTAAAATCAAGCGTAATGCCTTGACTTTCAGCGATGCGTACTAATTCTTGCTGTTGTCCGTATAAGGCTTTGTTCATTTCGCCAACGGTAAATTCACGGATGTAATAGGTATCGCCTAAAATCTCTACCTGTTTAACTTTTGGTTTGTGTGATAAAAGTTTATCTCTTAAATTCATTCGTTCCGCCTTAGGAAAAGAAAACCGAGAGGATTAACTCTCGGCTTTGTTATTTACGCTGTTGTCGGTAAAAAATAATCACGTTTTGCTTTTTTAATGGTGACACCTGATTCAAATTTACCCTTTACTTCACCGCTAAAGTTAGGCGAGGTTTGAATAAAGCCTGTACCATATAAAGCACCTTGATTGTTTTTCAAAATCATCAACCAAGGGAATGTTTCCTTGTTGTAGAATTTTTTACGCAAATCTTGCTGCATTGTGGTTGCTGGTGCGTAGTAGAAAGAAAGCTTAATTGAACCGTATTCAATTTCGCCTGCTTCTGTTTCTGTACCCTCTGAACACATTGTAGTAATGTCTGTTTCACCCAATGTATCACCGTCACCATCAATCTGTTTAATCGCACAGAAGTTACTTGATAATTGGATTTTTGAGACTTTAGCCTTGGTGAAGTCTGTCGGTTTATCGAAACCTTTCCAGTCCACTTCATCTGCAAGTGTTACAGTATCAGTAGATACTGATTTCACAGGATAACAACCATCTAATGCGCCTAAGCCAGTAATTCGGATAAAATCACCAGTCTTTAAGCCATTACCTGTTGCGGTAATTGTGGCATTCGGTGTAACAGTACAAGCTGTGATAGCTTTTTCTGCATCGTAACCAACGCCTAAATAAAACTTAGTCCCTTGGAAAGGGGTTGTTT